AATCGAAGCCAATCATACCCGAATGCCGTCATTGCTATTTAAATGTGTATAACTCTAGAAATGAGGGTGTATATTTACAGAAAAATCGAGAATTATAAACCTAAAAGTAATTTGAAATGGAAATAGTAAATATAGAAGCGCGCACATTCGAGGCAATGATGACACGATTCGATGCATTAGAACAGAAGATGAACTCGCTCCATAGCAAGCAAGACAAAAGTTTGAAAAAATGGCTGGATAATCAGGATGTATGTCTGATTTTGAATATCTCGAAAAGAACTCTTCAAACATACCGGGATAATGGCACGGTGCCTTACAGTCAAATCAATCACAAGATTTACTACAGGCCGAATGACATAGAACTATTGACACGAAAATCAACGATTGTCAAATGAGCTATCCATGAATACAAATAATAATCCATCTGCAATTGTTGGGGTATGGGAAAGCGTCAATCTAAATCCCACAGTTATCATTACTCACAATTGTAACGGCAAGTATTGGATAATCATCCTGCACATGAACGAGCATAGCAAACAGGCTTCACCGGCAATCTTTGAGGTGGAACAAGACGAAATAGGAATTTTTATCTCATCGACAAAGAAACGAATAGAAATAAAATATGATTCCTTGTCAGATACTTTGTCGCTTTCAAATTCTGGCGACTATATACGGAATTAATCAATCAATACAAAATCAACGAATATGAACAACGAAATATTGACGAGAGACAGCCAGTGGATTAAGAGTTTTTTCAATTCATCAAAACAGATGCTTGATGATATCGACCTATTGGTAAAGAACAATAAGCCACACTTAAACGGAGAACGGTTTTTGACCGACAAAGAAGTTTCTGAAAAACTAAAAATCAGTCGTAGGACGTTGCAAGACTATAGAACTCAAGGTAGGATTGCCTATATCCAACTAGGTGGAAAAATACTCTATAAAGAATCTGACATTGAAAAGATGTTAGAAAGTGGGTATCAAGAATCAATTGAGTAGGTGTCAACAGATGGTTGTTTATTTTACAATAATGGCAGAGGCTTTTAAAGCTCCTGCCATTATTGCATCTAGTTTTCGGTTATAAGGTTCTTTTTGTTATTTGATATTGCTGGTTCTTCTTGTTGTTTTTCCTTATTTCGTTTGAAATTCTGATTAAGCTTAATACCTACGGGCATCGTTTTATCCTCAAAGACAGCATATTTATCGGTAATTCGTTCTGAAAGCAACTTCATATCTTCGTTTACCTTTTTATTGGTAATCTTGGCATAGATTTGTGTAGTAGCGATTGACCTGTGTCCCATCATTCGGCTAACTGTCTCAATCGGCACACCTTGTGATAAGGTGATATGCGTCCCGAAATTATGCCTTGCCATGTGAAATGTAATATGTTCGATACCGCACAAAACAGCTATCTTCTCTAAATTTTTGCAGATACAATTAAGTGATATCATATTGAATATCTTATCGCTCTTACGATCGTTTCGGTATTTATCGATAATTTGTTTGGGTATATCCAACAAACGGATATTACATTCACTTTTCGTCTTCTGCCGTTTGATGCTAATCCACAGACTACCGTCCGTCTGCTTTGTAATATTTCCCTGCGAAAGATTCCGTATATCCGAATATGCCAAGCCTGTAAAACAGCAAAAGACGAACATATCCCGAGTATGGCATACCTTTTTGGATTCTATATGAACCTGCATGATTTTATCTATTTCTTCCGATTTCAAATGTCTGCACATCTTTTCGGGTTGTTCTGCAATATAGTTCACAAACGGGTCACGGTTGAGTATTCCTTGATGAATCGTTCTGCGGATCATCTTTTTTAATATTATCAGATGACCTAATATCGTGTTTTGCGTCATCTGCCTGTCAACACGCAAATAGAAGTCGTAGGCATCAATAAAATTCAGATTAAGCTTGTCAAGAGCAATATCTTCTATCTCGTATTTCTGTCTTATGAAATTGAACAGGTGACGGTATGAACGCAAATAAGAGGAGTAAGTATCTTCTACTCTATTCACACCAACCCTCAACTTGAACTCTTGGTTGTGTTCATTAAAGAGCTTTAGCAACATCTCTTGCTTTCGTCCGATACCATTCAGCGTATTTTTGACCAACTCTGCGGTAACATAGCCATGCTTATCTACAAGTTCAACATAAAACTTATTTATCTCTTGGGTAAGACGATCGATGGCTCGGTTTACTAAAATGGCTTGGATGCTTTTACCTATGGCTCTGCCTGCCTTTGTATCCCAAAGAGTAGAGTATATATCTGTTTTAGTACTGAATTGGGCTACTTTTGTATCTATGGTTATTCTACCCATAACGGGACATAAACCATTTTGCTTAACCTTATCTCGATTCACGTAAAACAAAACAGTAAAGGTGCTACGCCGTTTCTTGTTGATGTTGTCATTATTAGTGTTGTTATTCTTGTCGACATTCATTTTGACATACTTGTTGTCATGGTTATTGTCATTATTGATTTTGATATTGTTGTTTTTATTTTCTCTATCTTGTTTCATGGCTCTTGTTATTTCGCTAATTGATACTTGTTTTCTATTCGGGTTTCGAGGGCTTTCATATCCTCGTTGATTTTGTCGTTGGTAATCTTGGCATAAATCTGTGTGGAGCGTAAATCCCTATGTCCCAACATACGGCTCACGCTCTCTATGGGTACTCCTTGTGAGAGTGTGATCTCACTCGCATAGGTATGACGTCCCATATGGAAAATCAACCGTTTATCTATTCCGCAAAGGTTGGCTATCTTCTTTAAGTTGATATTCAAGCGTCCACAGCTCAACATCAAAAGCAGCTTATCATCTTTGGTGAGTCCTTTATACTTTTCAATAATTTGCAAGGGGAGTTCCAGTAAAGGAATATGACAAGGTGTTCCCGTCTTCTGACGGTTGGTAGTTATCCATAGAACACCATCATCGGCTCTAACAAGGTTCTTTTGGGTCAGGTTACACATATCCCGAAACGCTAAGCCGGTGAAACAGGAGAACAGAAACATATCCCGGGTAAGGTATCGGTTGGGATGATCCAGCGGAGTGGTCATTATTTTATCCAACTCGGCTCGGGTAAGGTATTTTTGTTCTGCTTTGGGTCTTTCGGGGGTATAACCATCGAATGGGTCACGGGTAATAATACCTTCATGGATAGCAAGTTTTATCATCCTGCGCATTGTGCGGGTGATGCCCAAAATGGTGTTTGGTTTACGTTGTAATTCAACACGCAAATAAAAGTCGTAGGATATAATGAATGAGAAGTCCAGTGAACTAAATGGAATATCAGACAGGTTGTACTTTTTGCGGAGGAATCTTGTCAGATGCTTGAGTGAAATATCATATAGTTGGTAGGTGCTCACCTCCCGATTAATCCCTACACGTTTCTTAAACTCCTGATTGTGCCGAACAAAATACCTGACCAATGTTTCCTGTTCTGTGGCGATACCCTGAAAGGCATTTTTCACTTGCTCAGCTGTGACCTGCCCTTTGTTCTCCAAAATTTCCTTGTGGTGAGCATTGATAGATAAGTTGATTTTGTCTAAGGTTCGGTTTAGCTCTGTGGCTAGTCTGCTTTTACCATTTGCACGTCCAGAAGGAGTATCCCACAGGGATACGGGTACATCCATCTTGGCACTGAATTGCACCATCGTTTTAGCTACAGTGATTCGTCCCATTACCGGACACATTCCATCTTCTTTTGCTTCGTTCTTTTTGAGGTAGAACAAAACCTTTAATGCATGTTTCATAACTCTCTTTTTAGTGATTTAAAATTACTAATTATAGAGTTATTTGACGGCGTGCAAAACACAGTAGTTCAGCGCATAACAATCAACTTTTGACAAGATTTTCTACTTTTATCCAAAAAACTTGAAAATATCCGATTCTTGATGACTAAAATGGTTGTCTCGTCAGCAGATAGGCTGTTCTTCTTTTCCATTATCCGAACCAAAAGGGTAATGGATAAGTAACGGAACTCTCGCCTAACTTCGCTATAATCTGCTTTTTTGGCATATAGCAATGCAAAGCATTTTTGTGCGTATTACTCCAGTTATTCAGTACGTTACATCGTTTATCCAGTTATTGCTTTTGAGATATATACTTTTGCCACCACGATTACTTTGGCAAAAGGCGTTCCAATTGAGACCGTAAGTAAAATGCTCGGGCATACCAATATCCGCACGACACAAATCTATG